CAACGTCGTCGCCGAGGTTAATGCTCTCGTAGGAGATTGACCCCATGGATTCTTTTTCTTCCCATTCGCCCAAACCTGCAACGTGTTGGTCAGTCTCTTTGGCTTTCTTGGAGGTCATTACTTTAAAGACCTGCGGGAACTGCTCCGGTAATTCCGTGTAGGACTCGTAGAAAACTTTACGAAGTCCAGGCTCAAGCAGTACACCAAAATTTGAACTAGATACAGCCATTTATATTTCACCTCTTTACTTTTTAATTAGTTAATTACAAGTGCTTTCTTAGCCGCTAAACATTTAACGTATGCCACACCTGCCGTGTTGTCGTAACCCACAACAACCCAAGCACCGTCTGTAGTGTCATCCAAGTCAATCTTGTTTAGTGCTGTGGATTTCAAGTCAAAGGCTGTGCCAATGTCAGCATCAGCGAGTGATGTTTTAGAACCTGTTACGTAGTTAACTTTGAAAACTACGTCGGGTAAAGCAAGGATAACTTTTACAGGATCGCCTGCGGAAGTTGCCACGGAGATAGTATCCTGTACCACACCGACAACGGCAGTATCAGCCGCACCGCCGTTAGTAATCAAACCAGACGCTAATGCCACAGTGTACCCTTTGGTGTAAGTAAGACTTGCGGCAGAAGGAAACTCCTTTACGGGAATTACAGAATCCCCGCCCGTTCTGTGGGAGTATTGAAAAGCCATTTATAAATCACCTCTTATTTCTTCTTTTTCAAAAAGTTAAGCCAATCGTCAATGTTCTTGGAATTCTTCAAAGCGTTATGCTCGTCAGCCTCAATCCCAAAAGCGTTTGCCACAAAAGCCTCATCCTGGCTCTCGAACTTATTGGCTTGACCTTGTGGTGAGCCTTTGGATGATACCACACCTGCGCCTGCATTAGACTCACGCTGTGCGATTGTACGCTGTTCTGCCTCCCTCGCTAACTGCTTAGAACGATTCTCGCCGTTTACCGACCAGTAAGCCTGCCGGAGTGTCATCCCTGTCTTTGCGGCATGGGCTTTCACGGACTCGGCTACCTCGTCGTAGTCAGAATAGATAGGATCGGCCTTGAGTTCTGATTCTTCAATCTTTTGCTGTAAGGCTAAATTCTGCTCGTACACCTGACGAACAGTCCCAGCCATACCGGATAAATGTTGATATGTGGTAGGGTCTAAACCTGATTGTTTCATTTGCTGCTGCTGTTCAAATGCTTCGAGTTTTTCCGCTAACTGCTTTTCGTTCATGCCTGTAGCCCTCATCATTCTATCAGTGAGAGCCTTGTACTGAGAGATCTCCGCATCGTGCTTTGCCTTGAGTTTAGCTTTCTCGGCACGTATCGCAGCGTTAGCGTCCGGTTGCTTGTCCTGCCCGGCGACAGCAGTATCATCAATCACGCCCGTAGTATCCCCGCCCTGCTCATCAGTTCCGGAGAAATCAGCACCCTCGCCACCTGCACCTGCACCATCGTCATCCACAAACTTCATAGACTTGTTGAAAAACTTCTCCCAAGGTCTTTTATTTACTCTAAACATAGTATCCTCCTTAACGTCACTTGGACGACTCGCCCGACAATACCCCGGCGACGGGTTTATGTTTTGAAACTAACGCATTTTCGTTAGTTGGTCATGGCCTAATCCTTAAGGTCATAGTTGTTTCAGTTTCTTCTACAACTTCCCACCATTTCTCTTCCGTGTCGGGGCAATAGGGGTCATCTTGAGTACCTGTACCAATTTTTGCTACGGTGATTATTTCTCCCATTACGCCACCTCCACTTTGAAATTGTCATATCTATCGTCTATGTTGGTTAATTGCCTAAAACCGTGCTTAGTTGCAGTAATATTAAAATTTGATGTTATACTTATTCTCTCAATGTCGTCTAAGTAAACTATAATATTGGAGTCAATAGCTGAGATTTTAATTTTGTACGTATTACCAGGCACAGGAGTAAAGGTATAATTACCAATTTCTGTAGGAGTATTAATTACAACTGAATACAACGATAACCCTGTCGATGATAACCTAGCAAGCATGTAATTACTTACATCGGTAAGTCTAAAAGCAATACCCGCATATGTTTGAAATACTAAATCTGAGGAAATCGTAATATTTGCATGTTTAGTATCTATAGTTTCTATATTTGTTGCTCCACCAGACGAGACTAAATACGCCTTGTTATTACTAACACCCCATACCCCTCTTACCGCTTCCCATAATTGACCAGTATCACTTCTGCCAAGTGTAGTAATGGAATCTGCACGATTAAAACTATCTAATACACGCAAAATTCTACGATTTTCCAAAATACCTAACTGTCTCATACCGTATAACCCCACATGGTCAACTCCGTAATTGCAGATGCACCAGCAGCACCAATAGTTAGAACCATGTCTGTATTTGCAGTACCCTCCACGATTGGAGTGCTTGATGAAACGCCTATGCGTGTACCCGTAGGACTTGCATTACCGACAACATCTGTAAATTTTACAGTTGTTCCATCCTTAATTTGCGATAAAAAATCGTTTCCTGCTGCTGCTGCTCTCAAACAAACAAGATACCCCATACAGTAATGTTTTTTACCTGATACTGCTGTTTGCGTTGCTGTTGCAATAGCGTTTGCACTACTTGTTGCAATTGCTGTCCATTTTGTTGCACCGTATGGGTATACTGCTCCCCCAGGTATACTACCAGTTAGTTGAGTAAGCACTTCTCCCTTAGCGTTAGTTCTTATCGGTGCTAAGTCACCGTCTGTATAAGCAGGGTCGGCTACCACATACTTTCCTGCTACGAATGATGCTTTAGTTGGTACTGCTGCATCCGGTGTACTCTCTGTAACGAGTTTAGACGCTAGAGAGAATGTACCGTCACCGTTGTCCACAAGTTTTACAGGGTTCCCACCCCATATCACAGTTGTATCTGCCATACTCTATACCTCCAATACATGAACATTTACAGGTGGCCCACCCATGCCATGATACCCACAATGAGGGCAGGTAACATAAAGTTTATCCTGTGGGTCTCCTGGTCTGCGGTCACGTAACGCTACTCGCTCGCATCTTACGCAAGTAGGATTACGCATAATGTGACCCTGTAAATCCCTGCTACGTGTTAGATTATCTTGAAACGCGTGTCTTAAATATTTTTGTTCAATCTCTCGCATACCAATTTTAGGCTTGGGTGCTATCTGTGCAAGATAATCAGCAACACGTTTAACTTTTTGCTCAAATGTCAATGCCATTACTGACCACCTCCCATAGCACCCATTAATGCTTGTAGTATCTCAGGCGGTATATCCCCGCCCTGAGGTTGACCGTCCTGTGGAAACGCTTGTCCCTCCATACCCGGAGGTATTTGACCATTCATCTGTGCCGTTACTTCCGGCGGTACGTTACGACCTGCGAATGTACCCTGCGGGTTAAGCGGGTCGATAATCGGCCAATTCATCTGATTCTTGAGGAACAGCCTTGCCTCCTCTGTGGTAACGATACCATTCTGATGCAACTCGTTAGTTGCTTGGTAGAGGAATGATACGCTTGTCGGTAGTCCTGCTCCGATAGAGAACTCTAGGTCGAAGTCAGCATCTTTCGTGATTTGTTTCTGACCTAAATCGTCCATTAACGGAACTAGGGTGTGTTCTTCCATGCCCGTCTCCGGGTTGAATATAGATTTAGGTATAAGTTTTGGTATTGTGTTTAAGTCTGAACCTCTGAACCAAATGTAGTCGTTATCTTTGGAATTGAGTATACGGAACGCTCTTTCCTCGGTGAAATACTCTTTCACATAGTCTAACATGAGTTCCATTACTTCCTGCATCCCTGCCTGTAGCATCATTCGTTTGTGGTTTGCTCGCCTGTTACCTGCCTCTTGTAATGCAAGGATGGCGGCGGCTGCCCTGAGCGATCCCGGCTTACGTCCTTCCACAATATCTGACCTACCTGATATAATCTCAGCCTCACGAAAACCCATGTCACGGCGGTTCTGTATGTACGCTGGCATATTCGGAGGTTCGACCATTTTCCAGGCAGACGGGTCACGGGCTACCACATTCAGCCCTGCCTTGTTCGTCCATTTCTTAGGGTTGATGCCTGACGAGATTCCGATAATCTTTTGAATGTTACCCATGAGCCTCGCATTTGAGCGTATCTGATCGTCTAAGTCATTTATTAAATCCTGTGTGGGTATGAGTAATTCAACGTCACCTGTACCCCACAATCTACCCTCGTTAAGATAACAGGGTGTTATAACATATGGGTATTTACCATGTTTGTAGAAGTTAAGTGATCCTGAGCGTTTCATGTCCTCTTTACTGTCATATATTTTAGTTTCGTTAGCCACAATGAATAATCGTAGGAACGGAACTCCGTCAAGTAAATCCTTTACCCAACACTCTAAGAAAAATATTTTATCCTTAGATATTGTATCAAGTTCGTCACTGCCCTCGCCCTCGAATAGTTGAATCGAGCGTGTTACTGACGAGTTAGCAGGACGTAAATCTTTAGCCATTGGGCCGAATATCGGATGACGTTTAATCCAGTTTAAAGGTTTATACATAGCGTGAGCAAGGAAGTCACCTTCCTGCATCTCCTCGGCCATGGTTACTTTAGGATCGGGGAAAATGTTCACCGGACTAACTGAATCTAGTATCGGTAAGCCTTTACCACGCATGGCATTAGGGTCGTACCAGATTTTCCATGCACCTGTACCGAGTTTTAACCGACCTGTTTCGTGTCGTGCTAGCTTTATGAGGGTCTTATTTTTCTGTAGTAGCCACTTCATAATGTGCTGTACGTGTGTGGAGAACATCTGGTCAGAGGGTTCTTCACCCTTCGCCATAACGTCCCAAGGCTGATCCACAAGGTCAGCGACCTGTGACTCGATATTCGGCAGGATTATGTTAGTTGACGAGCCGGGATCCTCGGCGTTTATAGGTAGATTAACTCTACCGTAATAATAATCATCAAACTCTGCCCAACCCTCATGTAATCCTAGTGCCGCTTTAGAGTCGTAAGCCGACTCGAACTTTTCAATTACTTGCCTTACTATAGGGTCTAACAATTTATCTTCTCACCCCTTTTCTCAGAGGTTCTCTTTCCATCTCGGACGGGTCAATAGGATCAAGATTCAAACTTTCGGTCGGCTTGAAAAGGTTGCCCGGTTTCCAGGAGGTTCGTTTCATTCTCATGTTACGAGGCTGTTCTTCCGTGTATATACCTTTTGTCAAAATATCCGAAATACGTTCAATATCCTCTAACTTACTCCGTCTACCTACATAATAACCTACACCTGTAAATAATGCAATACATAAAACATTAAATAAAGAAAAAAGTATATTCAACCTATAACCCCCTACTTAATAAGACATAACGCTAACTGCACCATGTGTAATGATTGGTCTAACCAAAGGTCTTTTGTAAGGGCGAATGTCTTATTATCTTTACGTGCTTTCCACCTATCAATGAAAAAATGCCCTAACAATAACATTACCACTTTCCAATAATCGAATAAACCTAAATACACTAACCCTAATGATATAGTGCCTGTCCATATAACAGAGTGAGCAAACAATAAGTAGTCAAACTTTCCTTTAAAATTGGCCAAAAACTCTCCCTGCAAAGGAAAATCACCTAGAAAGTGTAGCCAAACTAAAAACATAATACTCAATAACAATTCTACAACCCCCTATACAAAACGCCTAAACAAAAACCTGCAACCAACCCCACAAACATCCTTACCGCCTTATCACATGAAGTCAATGTATTCAGCCTCCCCCATTACCATATCAGCATGCTCCTCGTCCTCCTGTATCGAAGGATGCTCCCATGCACCTGAGTTTTTACGCTCGGTATCTCTGCGTTTCTTCATATCCCACACATCAAGCCAATTACCTATCGGGTTGAGTGAGACTAATAGATATGCTAGACCGTCAAATGCGTGGTCGTTCTGCTTCAAACGCTTACCCTCGATGTTAGGATTCCATTTCTGGCTCTTTAACGAGTCAATTAGTGACTCACAGTTCTTACAGATTAAGAGTTTACCTTTGAGTAGGTATTGGTGTACTGTAAGTATTTTTGTATCGTCATCATTAGTTAAAGCAGGTTGTAAAGTTACACCTTCGTCTAAATAAGCGTCTGCCGGTGATACTTTATTGACACCTCGGTTACGTGTGGAAGGGTCAGCCCATACCCATGTGAACCCATGCGCCCTGATCCATCCCGCCACCACAGAAATATTAGCCTCTGATTGGTGATACTCGTCGGTTATGACTACTAAACCTGTGGACGGGTCTTGTCTACCCACAATAATAGCGGTGGGTGCTGCAATACCGAAGTCGAAACCTGCCTCTTTGTTCCATTGAGATACGTCAATGTCTGCCTTGTCTACGGTATGCGTCTGCTCGTCAAACTCTGTGAAAATCTGCCCCTCAAATACGTCGAAAGATGCGTCAAGAAAGCGTTTAACCCACGTATCGGGGTTATTTGCTCGTAACATCTCCTCGTAACCATCAGGTAGATAGGGATTCTCGCGAGTCTTAACCACAGTACCGTAGTAATTATTCTTATCTCTGCGGTTAGGGGAGAAGAACCAATGGTAAACCCAATCCCTACCGCCTGAGTTTGTGGTAACGAATCCTCGTAATGGCCCAACCACACCTCTAAGACGGGCTTGCAGCATTAAAAATGTGGACTCAGGCACTTCTTTCCCATCAGGTTCGTGTGCTTCATCAACCCAAAACCCATCAATATCTAGTGAACCTAACGGCCCCGGCTCGTCCAAGTGGCGGAAAAGAACCTCTGAATATACGTCAGGTACGTCTGTCTTTAATAGTAGCCTGCCTCTAGTTTCTTGCCATTGAGCAATCAACGCAGGGTTAAGCATATCGAAAAAGGTTTTCTGCGTGGTTTCTCGTAAGGATGCGGACGTTAAACGACCTACAAGAAAACGACCACCCGGATAAAAAGCAGCCCATTTTAAAATTTCCTGTACGCCCATGCGCGTCTTACCGCCACCCACACCTGATACCATTGCTCGGTACTTTGCCGGATTAGCGTGAAAATCCTCTTGGTGCTTTAATGGTACATACAACTGCTCCTCGAATTTCTTAGCACGTTGAACTCGTTTCTTACCGGGACGGGGAATATTGAAAGCCAATTAATTCACCACCCCGGTAGATTGAGCGTTTTTGGCGTTATATATCTCTCTTTCCGCCGGACTCAACATACTCTCACTTATCTGAACGGTTACACTCTCGCCATGGTTGTATACGTTAGAGTCAACACGGTCACGGAATTTCTCAGGTCTGTATGCCTTGAGAAGAAACATTAAAAGTGTGTCAGACTTAGCCTTAGCACGTTCCAGTGCCACAGATTCTAACTCGTCTGCTATAACGTCCCGTGACTCAAGTACCGCCTCGGCAAATGCCGGACACTCCTCCATCCAATCACGACGAGTGCTACTAGCCATAGCCAGCATACTGTCAGCGACCTCCACAGTACCGAAGTTAACGTATGACGCAATGTATACGACCATGCGCTTTATTACCTCTGTGGGAGTTACTTTATATCTTGAACAGTATTTAATGAAGTAGTTACTTTTAGAAACTTGTTTAAAGGCTTCCTCTTTGTTCATCAAAGAGATAATTTTTTTCTTCTTACCCTCTTTGTACTTCTCGGATGCCAAGAGTAAAGAGGTTATCTTTTTAGCCTCTTTTTGGTCTTGGATAGTGGGTCTGCCCTGCTTACCCTTACGGACGAGTTTCACGGCCTCTTTGTATAGTTTAACCTCAAAAGCATCAGCTATAGGTGTAGCGTCCTCTCTTTTTGGTTCTACTTTAGGCTTAGGTTTAGTTCCTTTGCCATATGACATGAAGTATTCACCTCCTATACTTAAATATATAGTATTAAGTAAAAAAATGCAATAAAAAAGACACCTACAGTTTTATACCGATCCTGTAGGTGTCTTAAGAGAAAGGAGGAGGTCAATGAGTATACCGAACCAAACACCAGACTGAAAATGTCCCTGCTATGCCCTACATTTAGTATACTCTGTACTCCTCAGTGTTGGCAAGTTTTTCTTTGTGATTTTTTGTGAAATAATCTAAAATAATTTTCTCCAATAGTGCCGATTGTGTGGTGTCCTCTTGTGCGGCCATTTGTTTGAGTAGACGGTGAACGTTTTTATCCACATAAGTGCCTAGTTTAGTTTTCATTTAGATTAATCTACTTAGTATCTTAGCCATCTCAGCCCGTGTAACGTATTGGTCAGGCTTAAATGTACCGTCAGAATACCCTGTCATAATATCTGATAATTTAACCCTTTGGATAAATTCAGCCGCCCAATGATCCACAGGAACGTCAAGGAACGGGCCTTGTGGTTTAGGTGCTGGCGATAAGTCCTTGAATAACCTGTCCCAAGGGAACTTAGGGCCGGGGCAGTTCGGACGATTTACTGAGTCGATACGATAATGCCCGATTATGTGGTCACGGTCAACTGGTATGTTATGTTTAGCGATCAGCATTTTGTGTAATGCTAGGGTCGCTTGATACTGAGCCTCGGTTAAATCACCGTCTAAACCTGCACCCCTGTACCCTTCATGCTCTATGCCTATGGTAATTAAATTTGGGTTAATCCCTACATAGAGAGGCCAATTAGGCTTATTTACTACTCCTGCGTGCCATGCCTTATGAGAGTCGTCTACTAACTGAGCAACCCTACCGTCACGACTCACTACATAATGAGCCGATGCCTCTGAGTCAGGGTTACACAGCCACGATAAAGCACTATTGAATGAGCCTGCGGTGATGTGGTTAACGATAGCCACAACCTTATGACCCTCACGACTACTATAATTAGGGCTTGCTTTGTATTGTATATCCATTCTACCAATCCTCCATGATTTTGACCTCGGCGTAGTGCTCAGCCGGGAAGTTTTTGTTGTACTCAATATCTGCGTATATAATAGGAAGTGATTGTTTAAAATAGGCAAGTAATGGAATAGCAACTTGCTGCATTTGTGGGTGTGCGTGTACGTCAGCACGTAATTTGAAGAAATGTCGCCACTCACGTAAGTTCGCCGTCATTACTAACTCAGTCTTTAACGAGTTAGGTAGAACGGAACGAGCCTCTTGTGAGGTACGCCCTGCATTAAGCATTCTCATATAAGCCACCTCAGACTCATCACACCCAATAATCCAGTCGTGGTAACCGTTTTCATTTCCATTAAAGAAAAAAGGCTCAATAACTGTTATCTTGTTACCGAATTTACCGTTAGCGTAATTACAGTTATGAACTATAACACCATTAGCAACAAAGTTATGGTAGGTAGGCATTTCAATATCATAAACGTCAGTATCTCCTATAAATGTTATAGATACTATCTTATCGCTAAATAATATTTTAACATTCTTACTGTGTATCCTTAAATGACATGACTCACACACAGTTAAAAGATTGGACGGGTCGTTATTACCTCTATCCTCGTCTTTATGGTGAACTTCTAAACTACGTGTATCATCATTACCACACACTTCGCACCTATCCTTAGCATGCTTACGATACTGTGACGTATCACTTTTCATAATACTTACACCTTTTTTAGAACTATCGTAATGATACTCCCTTAAAGCGTTAGACTGTCTATCTACCCTATCATCATCAAACTCGGTAAGACCTTTATTCCAAGGCTCTCTACCCTCGTTAAAGTACCCTGTACCTTTTTTAGGTATACCTAACTTTCTAGCCCATTTCTTCAATGTACTTAAATTGTAACCAAACTCCTCAGAGATACTAACAAATGTTTTGTTGAGGGTTATATTTTGATAATATAACCAATCCTTGTTCTTATACAACTCACTCATATCTGTACTTATACCATTGACATATATTAAATCACTAATAGCTAGGTCAGATAATTTAGTATAACCGGAAGGTGTATATATTCTATGATCTCCAGTACAACGTAAAGCATAGCCTAACTCAGTTCTTACCTCGTAAACCGGACGTACCCCATTGAAAATTACATCTTTAATGGTTGAATACTCTAACACTCCAGAATCCTCGTTAAGCTGTCTAATCTTAATACGCCTCCAAGAACCATTAACACTGTTAATTTTATTATCATACAATTCTCTTAAAGTCATATGATAACGAGGGTTACTAAAACTCAATTTAGTGTCACCAGCTAAACAATACCTAGTACTTTCTTGAGAATAACTTGCCAATCTGTGCCTGACTATCTCATGCGACACGCCTCTATCCACAATGAAATGTACGGTTACGCTCTCATGCTCGATGACTGACTCGTGACCTTTCCTGATTATCCCGGCAACGAAATTAATAGGTAAATGTGCAGGCTCGGACTGATAGCACACCCTACCGCACCGTTCAATCTTTCGCATGAGCTTTTCGGTGTCAATTCTCGGAACCATGACATACGGTTTAATTATTTTCACTGTAATAATCTCTCCCTTTGTTCTTCTTTACCATCGCCTCTTGCGTAAGTTTTGTGGAAACGCCGTTACGCTCTTCACGCATACGCTGTAGTGTTTCCACACTCTGAGCCAAGTCGCACAGTTCCATGTCCATGTCGCCCATCATACCTTCAATGTAAGCCTTGAAAACCTCATGTACTTCCTCAAGTATGTGGTCAAGTTGTTGCTTAATAGTGTTAGTGTCGGCAAACTTTATACGAGGGAATTTATAAAGCATTATATGTCGTCCTCCGATTCCCAATGTGACCTAAAAGTACACATATCGCAAGTCTCGTCCTCCCCTGTGTGCTTACAGTTACCACATAATCTGTACAGTAACTCCTCCTTAGTAACCACACTATCTTTATTTTCTTTACTCAACCCCACACTACCTTTACTTAACTCCACAGCAAGTAAGGCGTACCCCATCTTATCTCTCCAAGGTGACTCTCCGAAGGAGTGTTTACTTGTAGCAATACGCATACTCTTGTCAAAATCACGTACGAGTAAAAGCATGTCATGGTACTGCTCAGGTTTTACCCCGTCAGGGTAAAGTAATTTCATGTAAGCCGCAGATTTATTAGCAGAATCGCCATAAGCTAAATTTTTTTCTTTAACTAAATCAGCAATCTCTACTGCACACGCCATAAATTTATTATCAGACATTTATTTAGCACTCCATTCTGGTGTATCTGTAACGTCAACGAGTTTACCGTCTATGCGTTGATACACTCTTTGATTTTTTGACCCTCTGAATCTTAATGATATGTCACGTTGCGACTCTATGTAGGGGCCATCCACAATATAATCCATAAGTGGTAATGAGTATGTGTTATTTTTTAACTCATTAAATGTGTAACCTGTGTATAACATAAAACTCAAGTCAGGTCTTTTTTCTTTAAGTAATATGGTAAGAGCGTACAACTCTAACTCTTGATCCATCGGCTCGCCACCTGAGTAGGTTACACCTGTTATTAAAGGGTCAGCATCTAAATGATTAAGTATAACTTTACTTAAATCTTTAGGTGTAATAAACATACCACCATCATAGTCATGCGTACTTGGATTGTGGCATCCTTTACAGTCATGATTGCATCCTTGAAAAAACACGACGAGCCGTATCCCGATACCGTCTACAATTGACTGCGGTACTATCTGCGCTATCCTCATTTTTTAAGGTTGTCCTCCCTCCAAATAGTAGCGACATTTCCGTTGTGGTAGTTATGGCATAGTCGCTAAGACACTCTAAGTTTTTACACTTAACTGTAGTTACGCCTGGAGAAAAAATGTTAGACTGATTCTTTGTGTTACATAGCGGGCATGTCCACACATGAATCATTTTTTAGTCCTCCTCGTCCATGTATAGCGGTGGCATAGTTACGGCCCTGTCATCCCAATACTGATCTGCGTAGACTTTACGTGTGTCTACGGCGTCCTGCATCCACTCGAATACTGACGGGTGCTGCTCGTTGAAGTAGTATATAGGAAGGTCGTGCTGTTCGATGAATCTCTTAGCGTCCTCAAGTTTGTCACCCGCCCTGCATGTCCACAAAATAAATACAGTGTTAGGCTTACCAGTTAACTGTGCCTGCATTATATCAACTGTTGACTCAATAATCTCTCCCTTAGATATATCAGGCCACCCACCTTTACACAGAGTACTATCGAAGTCTATCGCAATAAGGTATGGTTTTTTAACGGCCATT